TCTCTGTTAATCAAGACACTGCCTTGGCAAATAGTATATCAACGGTATCAGCAGCAGTTGGTACGGTGGCAACCTCAGTCACGACAGAGACTAATGCTAGGGTTCTGGCCGATGGAGTACTCGAAGCCAAGTATGGCGTTACTTTAGATGCCAACGGCTACATCACTGGTTTTTCTCAGAACAACAACGGCACTAGTGGCGAATTTAAGATTACCGCAGATAAGTTCCTTATTGTCGAAGGGGCAGTTGCAGGAGAAACGGGCGCGACAGTGTTCGACATCACGAATGGCCTTGTGACAATGGAAGCTGCCCATATCAAGAATCTGACCGTGGGCAACGTAGGCGGCACAATTAGTGCCACCACAGTTTTCTCAGGTAGTGCCTCTAAGACTTTCGGCGGTACATCCGCTGGGTATGTCGAGCTTACGACTGTTGATTGCCCTGCGAACAGTGGTGCTAAAGCGCATGTCCCAGTTCTCAACATGATCTTTGACGGAGCGTTTGCTACCGATACTGCTTATGTAAAACTAGAGTACGCCACGCTCACTAACGGCTCACCGAGCGGGTATACCGCTATACAAACTCTGCGCCATAAGACGGCTGCTGGAGGTAACTCTTGGACAACAATTCCAGTTATTGGCAGTGCGCCATCCACGACCTCGGCAGTAAGATTTAAAGTGTCGATCCAAATGTATGCAGACAATGGTACTTCGAGTACCAACCAATCTCGGACTGGAACCGCTCACTGGTCAGGAACCACGGTAGGTATCGTATGAAAATGTATGTACGAGTAGAAAATGGAGTCCCTTGCGGCTCACCGCAGACCTTTGAAGAAGTCCCTTCTGGCTGGGTAGAGTTCGTTAAGTACACTGGCGATATCGACTACCCCATTCAGACGGTATTACAAACCTATGACGCAGATTCCAACCGCGTTGTGGAGACTTTATTCGACCTCGCAAGTCCCACCGATCTGATCCTGGCATCCGTCAGGGTTACGCGAGACCAGATGCTTACCAGCACCGATTGGACTCAGCTTCCAGATGTCGTTTTCAACGCGGGTGTAAAAGCAGCATGGGCCACATATAGGATCGCATTAAGAAATGTACCTTCGGACAATAGTAGCGTCACATCCCTCGATGATGTCGTTTGGCCTACTAAACCAACCTAACTTTCACAGGAGTCATGCATGGGTAAGCTAAGTGTATCTGACTCCTTGAAAGCCTCAGTAACTCATCTAGAAAATACGATAGAAGAAGCCGTAGATTCTGGTGAGGCTGAGTGCGCCATTGACCAAACATCTTTGAGACACTTCTTTACTCCTCCTATAGAGGAATATGGCTGCGGTATTTATACCAGAGAACTTACAGTCCCAAAGGGTATGACTTTTGTCGGGAAAATACATCGGCATGCTCACATGGCATTTCTGATGAAGGGTGAGCTAATGGTTGTATCGTCCACAGGAAAGGTACATATAAAAGCCCCTCATACATGGGTTACCCCTGTAGGCGCGAAACGGGCTTTCTATGCAGTTGAAGACTCTATATTGACCAATGTACATATGACAAAGCATTTGAGTGAAGACAAATTGCAGCAATTAGAGGATGAGGTTATAGCCCCGTCCTACACAGCGATGGGCCTAGAAGAGCCTGACCTAAAATTATTTTTGGAGAACACATAATGGGATTTATAGCAGCAGCATTGATAGGTGGAGGGGCAGCGGTACTAGGTGGAGCAGCCTCCTACGCTGGTGGAAAACAAGCAGCAAGCGCGCAAGCAGAAGCCGCAAGAATGCAGGCAGCTTCTTTTGAATTTTCTAAGCCTTACATAAAGCGTAGTTATGACCAAGCAGAGACTGCATACAACGACTCTTTAGCGGCTGGCACTTACGATGGTAAAACTCTAGCAGATCCAAACGCAATGCAGATCGCGGGTAATAACTACATCGGTAACATGGGCGCTGCGAATGCAGAAGGCGCTTATAACTTGACCCAATCCGGTCAAGGTTTTGGTCAGAATTACAATGATATGTACAACGCAGCCCAAGGTGATCGAATACAGACTGCACAAGACTACGCGCTAAATAACTCAGGCGGCCTAATTGACTCGGCTATGCGCGACAGCACCCGCACCCTCAATGAGGAAACCCTAACAGGTATTAACGAAGCCTCAAGTAATACTGGAAATATGAACTCATCACGCGCAGGTATTGCAGATGCAGTAGCTAATCGTGCATACGATGATCGTAGAGCAGATGTCACCGCTAATGTTAACCAGAACCTTATGGATCAGTCACTGAGTCAGCAAAATCAACAGTTCAAAGACCAAATGATGGCAAATGAAGGCATATCTGGCGCATACACCCAAGGTATTAATAGTATGGGTACGATGGGCGACTTTATGACGGGCGCTGGTGGCAATCTGAGATCATTTGAGCAGCAGCGTTATGACGATGAGCGCCCAAGGTTTGAGGGCAATCGAGACTTTGATCTTAACCCAGGCATGAAATACCAACAAGGCATGTTAAACAATGCTGACTACAATTCGCCACAAAATCCAGTTATGCAGACTGCTAGTCCAATGGCCGCTGGCTTTGGTGGTGCAATGCAGGGCTTAGGTATGGGCATGAAATACGCTAACTACCAAGGCGGCGGTGGCGGAGGTCAAACAGGCGGCGGCGGGGGTAGCTTCTAATGGGTAATTGGTATCAGCAGACTCATCCACAGCCCCCCGTAGGTACTCCAGAGTATGACGAGTACCTTAGAAACGCTGGAATACTTCAAAGACAAGTGCCAGATGACTACAACGCGGCAAACCAATCGCAAGGTGCGCTTAGTTCAGTACAGTCTGACAGAAACTCTAGACTAGTTGACCCCACAACGTCTTATGCAAGCGGTGTAGCCAAAGACAGGCGTGAAACCCCCCCCGCTAAACCTTTGACTGCAAACCGTGCAGGTCAGGCCATAGGCACTGGTGCAGAGGCCGCTTTGGATAACGTCATAATCCCTGGCGCAAAAATGTATGTAGATACTGCCAAAGACGCTGGACTTGGAGTCTTAAATTTCGCCAGAGGCGTTGGTGGTATGGAGGAGCTTGAAGCAGGCCAAAGATACCGTGACCAAAAACCACCAAGTGGTAGAACTGCGTCTGACGTAGATTTATCTGGAGTTTTTCCTACTGGCGCTCTTACTCAGTATGGTCTAGATGCAAATACCACTGGTGCGAGAGACCCTGATACAGGCGAGGTTATTGGTTTAGGCCCAGCCCCTATGCCTGAGATTAATAGCCCTGTTCTATCTGAGGAGCGACCTACAGCAAGTGACCAAGGCATCAACCCAGCTATCCCCGCCCTTAACGGCCAAGAAGTTACAAATTACGCTGGCCCACTTACAGCCGACAAAGGTGTTCTTGAGAAGATTGCTGAAGCAGCTTCTGGCGATCGCCAAGCAAACACAGGCAACAAAAGAGACAAGGCCGGACTATCTGTACCTCGTAATAGAAACAATATTGACTTGAGTGAAATGCTAATCAGAACTGGTGGTGCCATCACAGGTGCTTCTGGAGATGGTGCTTTAGCAGCCATCGGTGCAGGAACCAATGCCTATGGTGGAGTCATGGACGAAAACAGGCGATTAGAGCAAGTCCAATACGAGAATGATCAAAAGGAATACCAAGCAGAAGAAGATCGTAAGATTCAACGTATGGCTGCCAGAGGTGGATCGGCTGCTGCAATAAAAGCTGCTAAAGAAGATGAGGATATGCTTCTTGGTAATACAGCCAAAGTCAAAATCTACGACAGCTTAATCGATGATCTGGCGCTTGCCGGAGATAATGTGACTGGCATGTGGGATGGCATTGGCGGCAAGTTCCTCGACAACGCGACAGGCCACCCGAATGCCAATTTAAGACTCAGGATGCAGGATGTACGAGTCGATGCAGCTTTGGCTAAAGTAGCTCAAACAAAGGGCGCTATCTCAGATAGAGAGATGTCTTTATTCTTATCTCCAATGCCAACTATGACTAGCAGTGAAGAAGTCTGGATCGATTGGATGACTATGCAGAGAAATGTCACCCAAATACTTAATGACCGCATGTCTGGAAAGACAAAAGTTGAAACAGGATCAGATTTATCTTCTGACTTACAAGCTTACGCCAACAAGTACCCTGACCAACGGACTACAACCGATACCCTTTTGTCTAAGTACGGAATTAACTAATGGAGTTATAGCCAATGTCTGAACGGTTGCAACAACTTTACTCAGCACTATCTGCCGCAGACAAAGCTGGAAATACTGAAGATGCACAGGCTATTGCTACAGCATATAAGTTAGAAAAAGATAGGATTGCTGTAGAGAGTACTGGTATGCGCCCAGAGCGGCAAGTAGTACCCCCACAGCCTGAGTCTGATAATGCTTTTCAGTACTCTATTGACCAAGCCCAACGGATGGGCGGTAAAGGCATAGAGGCTTTGGGCCGTGCTACTGCAACTAGTCAGCTAGAAAGTTACGGTACTGGTGTAGTACAGCAGCAAGACCAAGACATAGCCGCAGGAGGCTACCAACCTTCATACACCAAGTCTCTACGCGACACTTTTAACGAAGATGGCGTACAGTCTGCTATTGGATGGCTTGGTGAGAAGACTGCTGAGAACTCTGTATCTGGAGGCGCTGCTCTAATGGGCGGCCTTGGTGCTGCTGCTTTAGCTCCAGTTTCTGCGCCAGCAGCGGCAATTCTTGGGCTAACTACCCTTGCCGGAAGCATGGCTATGGGTGCTGGTGAAGCAGCCTTTGAGCAAGAAGAAAAAGTAGGTGATTACGATGCTGCTCTGTCTGTAGGGCAAGGAATATTGATAGGCATCTTGGACAAGTTCGGCGCAGGAAAAGTAATACCAAAGTCCAGACTACTAACGATGACCCCTGATGAGGTTGCTAAAGAACTCGCTTCTAAAGGCTATGCACAAGCCGCAAAAGAGGTTATCAAAAGAACCGCAACAGAAGGCGCAACAGAAGTTGCTCAAGAAGGCGTTTCTATAGCTGGCGCTGCCTCTAGAGGCGGTGAGTACTCTCAAGATGAAGTGATAGACCGTAGTATCGAAAGTTTTGCTCTTGGTGCAACCAATGCTGGTGTAGCACAGGGTGTCATGGGTACTGGTAGTGCGCTAGTGAGTGGCAAGCCTGCCAACCTTAGTGATCGATTAGCTCAGTCTACTTTTGCACAGCGTCTAGATGCTCTTGCTAAAGATGGAGATTCTGACGGCAACCCTTATGACCTTAATGACTTAGACACTACTTCGCAGACAGGCGTAAGAGCATTAATTGATGCGGCCCATGCATCTATAGGTGCAGAGATTCAAAACCTTGAGTCAGACCTTGGTGCGTACTTAAACCCAAACAATAAGTCTCTGACTTCTCAAGAAAAAGCAGACAGAGTAAAAGCTAAGGCCATGCTTAAGCAGGCCCGTAACAAAACTAAGTCTGTAGTAGGTGCTAAAGACTTTGCGATACTTAAGCGTCTAGTTGGAAGCACTCCTGACGGTAAGCGTTTACTGAACTTAGTAAAAGAAAGCCAAGAGCAGACCAAAGTATGGAACGCTGGCTTGGTTGGGGGTGTGTCAAAGTACACTGACCTATCTAGCCCTTTCCCAAACTCTAATTACTCTGGACAACAGACTTTAAACACCGCAATCAGCCGTTTAGGCACTGGCGGCCTTGCATACACTACTGGCGGTGCATCTTTAATTCCACAGGCTGGTATTTTCGCTGGTGGACGTATAATTGATGCGGTCACCGGAAGACGTTCAAAGGTCAAAAGGTACATTACCAAAAACAAAGGTGGTGACGGCTTTGGCCAAGTTAGCGGGATCGGTGAAAGAGACAAAAACCTACAAAAAGATAAAAAAGCCAAAGAAAAAGCTTTAGATAAAGCGCGTCAGGCAAAAGACGCTGAAAGAATGAAGCATTTTTACAACTACAAAAACAACAACCCTGCTAACCCAGAAAGCCCTCAAGGTATTTACGAAAGGTTTACTGGGATGGACAGGGCAGGTCTTGAGGCTACTATTGAAGAGTCTCTGGGCGATCCAGACCTAGACCCAATGATACGCAAGGAAATGGAAGACCTAATAGAAAGCATGAAGTACGGAGAAAAGGTTTCTGGCTTTGGCGCTCTAAGGATGATCAATGGACTCATCCAGCAGTTTCCTGACACAGTAGGAAAACGTAGAGTTAATGTCCCAGAAGACCAAGCCAAGCTACAGGCTCTACTAGCCAGCGGTGTCGGTAAGGAATCCCCAGGATACCAACGTGGTATCGATGACAACAAAGCTTTCGTTGCAGAGTTACAAGAAAAACTGTCACAGGATTCTACTGTTTCTGATGCTGACAAAACGAGGTTAAAAGCTGTTCTTGATAAAATGGCCAAGACCCTAGGTAAAGAGCCTCTCGGAACTATTGCACTTTATGAAGGGCAGTTGTTAAAAGCAGGCGTTCCCCCTGCGGCTATGGAGGCATATTTTAACCCTTACAAAGAGAGGGTAATACAGCAGCAGAAGTCGCGAGGAAAAACACCCCCAGACGGAGGTACTCCACCGGAAGGTGGCTCTCCCCCGCAAGGAGGAGGCCCACAGCCTACTCAGCCGCCTCCGAAACCTAGGCCGTTTACTCCCCCTGCCCCGACAGTAGCTCCTACAGATGCTCCAGTGGCTATTACTCCTCCGGTAGTTGCCCCACCGAAACCCAAGCCGGAAGATGTAAAAAATAAGCTCCCAGAAGCTAAGAAAGTAGTAAAGCTTTTTGACATAGGAAATGAAGGGTCTATCTGGGAGCAAGGTATCGCCACAATGGATGACTTTTTAGCTTTAGGTGAGGCACTGAATTTAACGATAAAAATATCACAAAATCAGTCAGCTTTCGATAAGTTTAGGAAGTCTGTCGGGTTCTATGGTGTCAACGGTAAAAATCTGCGCGGCTTCCACACCAATAATAAATTTGGAAGAGGTGGGCGAATGGACGATTCGCAGAAGAACGTCATTGGCGTAAAGCAGTTAAAAGGCTCTGATGATCTTCAAGTGTTGATGACACTGGCTCACGAAATCGGACACGACATAGAATCTACCAGTAATCAGATGAACGCACGGGCTTACACCGCAGTCAACAACCACCCAGAAAGTGCTGGCCAAACATACATGGTAGAGGGGTCTTTCAGAGAGTATCTTAATTTCCTTAATGAGGCTGCTTCAAACAATCCATTCCCAGCGCAGCAAGCTACTGCAAAGAAAATCAAAGATGAGATAGATAATCTACAAACTCTCGTTGGCGTTTTCTTTGAGAAGAACGCATCACTAGGAAAGAAACATATAAGGAACTCTTGGCAAAGAGATTTTTATAAGTCAATAAAAGATATGAACCCTAAAGAAGCAACTCCAGAATTTATAGCTTCTGAGATGGCTAAGTATAAAAAATATGTACACCCATCGATGCGGAGACATACAGAGTATGTGAAAGACGCAGCGGAGTTTGCTACAGACCCTATCTGGGTCTATATGGCTAACCCTAGCTTAATGAAAGAAGTTGCACCAAACACCGCCAAAGAAATACAACAGTTCTTTAAAGGTATGCAAAAAGACTTCCCTGTAAGTTTTCACGCCAACCCAGTCGCGACAATCTTAGCTATTGTAATGGCGGGTGCGGTAACAGCCGGAGGGGAAGAAGAGCAGCAACCCGCTCAAGCATCACAGGGCGGCCTTGTCAGCATGTAGTCACACCACATAAGGAGAGTTATGTGAATCCAAAAGTAATAGATTTAGTCCTGTATTTACAGGCGATAAAAGATGTAGACGATAGTGCTTATCTAACCTCCTCGCAGCGCATCCAAATATTCAAAGAGATGGAATACGAGCTTCCTCCAGTGATGATCTGCCACTCATGTGGCGATACTAGGGGAATACTAGAGGCACTACTAAAGGATAAATCGTCTGATGGAAAACAAACCCGAAAGAAAACAACGCGCAAAAGCACCCCCGAAGCCAAAGACCTACCCAAAGAAAGCGACACCCAAAAGCAATCACTACTTTTCGAAACTGATGTCCACCCCAGAGGGGAGGGCGTTACGGAAGCAGTGGTCAACCAAGCCGCGAAAAAACGCAGGAAGGCCAAAGGGGGTTCCTGATGGATATCGCAAAGATACTATTGCTCCATTACGCGCACAAGCCAAGATTGATGCCAATAAGGTAGTAGAGATTATGAGTGACAAATACAACATCGAAGATGAGTACCAGAAAGAAGCCCTCCATACGGCTGTAGAAGTAATGCGGCTGGTTGGTGAGACCAGAGAACGTCTGGCGGCTGCACGATTGGTACTCGACTTTACAAAAAGTAAGCCAGCCAGTAAGTCTGATGTCTCTATATCTAAGGCAGAAGATTTCCTAGCTTCACTATTGCAAGAGGATGAGCAGCCCGATGCACCAGAAGATAGCAAAGATACGGAAGAGGTTGCTGACTGATTTCAGCTACTACTCTAACGCCTCCTTAAAGATAAGAACTAAGTTAGGCAACATTTCCCCTCTCAAGTTAAATTCAGCACAGAAAATCCTAAACAAAGCAGTCGAAGATCAGATAGATACTGAAGGCAAAGTCCGTGTAATTATCTTGAAAGCACGACAGCAGGGTCTATCTACATACACTGGTGGATACCTCTATTTCTCTGTAAGTCAAAAAGCTGCATGTAAGGCTATGGTCATTACTCACCATGCCGATTCTACCCGTGCGCTTTTTGATATGACTAAGAGATTCCATGAGCATTGTCCTGACATTCTGAAGCCTCACACAAAGTATTCCTCAAGACGGGAGATGAATTTTGACGTACTTGATAGTAGCTTTGTGGTTGCGACAGCGGGTGGTGAATCTATCGGTAGAGGCGAAACGCTTACTCATGTACACGCCTCAGAGTTGGCTTTCTGGCAGAAAAGTACCGCTTTGGATAACTGGAACGGCCTTACACAGGCAGTGCCTAATGCTAAAGGTACGGCTATTTTTGTCGAAAGTACGGCCAATGGTGCAACAGGTATTTTTGCTGACTTATGGCGCGGTGCAGTGGATGGCTCTAATGGTTATGTACCAGTTTTTATTCCTTGGTTTACTGACATTGATTACCGTGAAAAAGTTACAGATAACTTTGAGAGAACGCCTGACGAAGAAGACTTAGCCAAGCTATATGATCTAGATGATGAGCAGCTAATGTTTAGACGTAGGAAGATTGCCCAAAATGGAATCGACTTGTTTCGCCAGGAATACCCTAGTGAGCCAGATGAAGCCTTCTTGACTACAGGTCGGCCAGTGTTCAACCCAGAGCAGCTATCTAAGACTTTAAAGACTACCAGAGACCTCCAAGAGCGTCTTGCCCTTGAAGCTGGGGAGTTCGTGAATAATGCCCGTGGTGAACTTAGTACCTATAGAAAGCATGTCGAAGGTGAGCAATATGTCATCGGCGCAGATGTTGCTATGGGTGTTAGAGGTGGCGATTACTCTGTATGCCAAGTACTTGACTCCCAAAAGCGTCAGGTAGCGACATGGCGAGGCCACGCACATCCTGATTACTTCGCTGAAATTCTATATGCACTTGGCGAGTACTACAACGAAGCCTATATCTGTGTGGAGAATAACTCTCACGGAATCCTGACCTGTACTAGGTTAGGCAAGGATATGGCTTATCCGAATTTTTATACTGAAACACAGATAGACAAGCTTACTGACCGAGAGACTACAAAGCTCGGCTTCACGACTACCCAGAAGACTAAGCCTTTGATCATTGACCAACTACGCGCAGTGATGCGTGAAGAACAGTTGGAAATTAATTGCAAGGTAACTCTACGCGAAATGCTTTCTTACATCGTGACTGAGAGCGGAGCTATGCAAGCAGAAGCAGGTTGCTTTGATGACTGCGTAATGGCTCTTGCACTTGCTAATCATGTCCACACGGGCGCATGGACTCCTGTGGAATCAACTGACAATTTTTATATTGAAATGGTTTAAATATGGCAAAGAAAAAGGACTACAAGAAACTCTCTGACGAAGAGATAATCGCGATATGCGATGACAACGTAGGGCGGTCTGTTGGCTACCACGATAGTGAGTTAAGTCGTGAGAGAGCCAATGTTATGGACTACTACAGTGGTGATAAGCCGAAGCCTATCCATGACGGTAACTCTAAGTACGTTTCTCTAGATGTGTGGAACGCGGTTGAGTCTATGAAGGCAGCCCTCCTAGAAACCTTTAGCGCGGGGAGCAAGATAGTACGCTTTGATCCGCAGTCTGCTGACGATGTAAAGATGGCTGCCCACTGTACTGCATACACAGAATATGTGGCCCATAGACAAAACGACCTCTATTCAATTATGTCTTCAGTCATACATGATGGCCTCATCGCTAGAGCAGGCATTGCCAAAGTATTCTGGCAAGAGCAGGAAGAGACCACATCGGAGTTCTTCGAGAACTTGACTGAAGATGAGCTAGATATGCTCTTATCTCAAGACTATATTGAGCTAGGGGAGCATGAAGAAGATGAACTCGGTTTAACCTCTGGTGAGATAAGAATTACTAGAGATACTAGCCAAGTATGCATCGAGAACATCCCTCCAGAAGAATTTTTAATAGAGTCCCAAGCAAAGTCATTGGACAGTGTCTTATTCTGCGCCCACCGCACTAAGAAGACATTATCTGACCTACGGCTTATGGGGTACTCAGACAAACTCCTAGATAAAATTGGCGATCATACTGATGTGGACTTGGATACTGACCTAGAAGTCTTATCCAGACATGACTCAGTTAACGCTGATAGAGGCTTCAATACACAAGGTTACCAAGATCAAGTTAGATCGGTAATGGTGCATGAAGTCTACATGGAGATAGACGTTGAGGGGTCGGGAGTAGCAGAACTATATAAGATAATGAAAGCCGGTAATGTGCTTCTTGAAAAAGAGAAGGTTAATAGAAAACCATTCATTACATTCGTTCCGCTCCCGATCCCTCACGCCTTCTATGGTAACAACTTTGCTGACAAGCTGGTTGCTACCCAGAATGCGAGAACCGTGCTTACAAGGTCTATCCTTGATCACGCAATGATTACAAACAATCCGCGATACACAGTACTAAAGGGTGGCTTAACTAACCCTAAAGAACTTATCGATAACAGGGTAGGCGGTCTAGTCAACGTAACACGCCCAGATGCCATAGCACCCATGATGCAGTCACCGCTAAACCCATTCACCTTCCAGACGATCTCTATGCTTGAGTCGAACATGGAGGACACTACTGGTGTTAGCAAGCTGTCCCAATGACTCGATAAGAATGCTGTTTCAAAGCAAAACTCAGCAGCTATGGTGGAGCAGTTAGCCACCATGTCTCAGCAGCGCCAAAAGATAATAGCGCGTAATTTTGCCACGCAGTGGGTTAAACCTTTGTACCAGCTAATTTACCAGCTAGTAATCGAGAATGAAGATCAAGAGAAGCTCATTGAAATCAGTGGTGAGTATGTGCAGATTGATCCAAGCGCATGGACAGATAAACGTGATGTAACTGTAGAGTTATCCCTCGGCTATGGAGAGCATGAAAAAGAAAGCCAGAAGTACATGGCTATGCACCAGACTTTCCAATCTGACCCAAGTCTCCAAAAGATGTACACCGCTCAGAACCAATACCAGCTTATTTCCAAAGTCATGGAGATGTCTGGAATTAAGAATGTTGCGGAGTTCCTTACAAACCCAGAAAAGTTGCCACCAGAGCAGCCTGATCCAGCGCAAGAACTTCAGATGGAGCTTATGAAGAAGCAGCTTGAAGTACAAGAGCGCCAGACAGCCTTGGGCGAGATGAAGGCACAGATGGATGTAGAAAACATGAAGATGAAGCTAGAACTTGAGCGTCTTAAGGCTGAGAACCAATTCGCAATTCAAAGCGATAAGGTTGATCTCAGTGAAGCGCAACTTAATCACAAGAAAGTAATCGATACCGCAGAACTTCTACTTGCACAGCAAGCGGATGAGATTACGGCTATCGCTTCACCTAATGGGTAACCCGTTGTAAATAAATGTTCTTAAGGAGAGCAGTAATGACAAATGAAGATGAACTAGTAAACAAAGGCGAAGACGCAGAAATGCTACTTGGTCTTGATGC